GATGCCGACGAGTTTGCGCGGTCGCTTGGGCCGGTGCTGGCCGGGATGAGGGAGCGGGGGTTGTCGCAGCGGAAGATTGCGGTCGAGTTGAACGCTCTGGGGATACCGGCGCGGCAGGGCGGCAAGAGGGGGTTGCGGCAGGGGCAGACGGTGATGGGGAGGGCGGCATGAGTGAGTCCCCGGAGGAGTTGAAGCGGAAGGTTGAGGCCATATATTTCCAGCAGATTGCCTATCGGGTGGCCCTGGAAGCCGAGATAGAGAAGATGAAAAAGAAGGTGAAGCCATGCGACCAGGAAAAACCAAACAGTTGAACATATCCCTGCCGAGCGAACTCCACGATGAGGTCGTGCGTCTCGCGCAGGAGGACAATAGGAGCACAAGCAATTACGTCGCGCTCATCATCAAGAAGCATATAGAAGAGAAGGCCGCGAAGAAGTAGCGTTGTCGTAGTCCATTCAAGCCTCCTTTCTCCCCCTGGACCCCCTCCTGTCCGGGGGTTTTTTTATTTCTCCTGCCCGAATGTTTCACGGTATTACTTTGTAATACTTTATCGTTGACAGTCCATCGGAATATGCCCATAGTGAATATAGGGTATAGACCGAATGAATATCGAAGCGCCTGTAACGAGAGGGGATTGCAAAGAGATTCAGCGGCCCTGTCCCTTCATCCGGTGCCGGTATCACATGCTCTGGGTGGCGATGGAGAAGGGGTGCCGATACAACCACAGATACCGCTTCATGATGGGCGACATTCTTGCCAAGTACACCGACGATCAAATCCTCGATATCATGTCTTCCCTGCCTAGGTCATGCGTTCTCGACGTTGCCGACGAGGGGTTCCACACCCTCCACGAGATCGCATCCATCCTTGGGCTCTGCCACCAGCGGATACAGGCCATAGCGAAGGGCATAGGGCCGGTTCGCGGCTACCTGGAGAAGATGCGGGACGCTCTCGAAGAGGACGCCCCATATAGAAAGGCTGTCAATTCTGTAGGCTTATAGGAGCCTGATGGAAACCATCCTCCCGAATAACTGGCGACCGCGAGGCTACCAACTTCCCTTGTGGAGATATTTAGAGAACGGGGGAACCAGGGCGGCTGTTTGCTGGCACAGGCGATGCCTTGCGAAGGGAACGCATATCACCATGTCCGACGGGTCCTGGAAAAAAATAGAGGACCTCGCGCCGGGCGATAAAATACTAACCCTGGTCGATGGCAATTATGTAACCGACACGGTTAAAGATGTGTGGTGGGCCGGGGTAAAGCCGGTTGTTCGCGTTTCGGCGGCTGGATTTCCAGATGTCATAGCTACAAACGACCATAGGTTTTTTGTTTATTATAACAGCACCCCGTATTCGTGGGTTCCGTTATCCGACATTCCCGATAAATTAAAAAAAGGGTGCGCAAAAAAACTAACAATATTAGCCGGATGCAACGATGGTCGCCTTGGTGATCCATTAAGGGCTGAGTTGTTTGGGTATTTGATAACGGATGGCAGCGTCAACGCCGATCAGCAGCCAAAATTTACAAATTCACAGAGGGTATTGGTTGATCGTGTCTCCGAACTGGCATCCTATTTCGGTGCTACCCCCCGCATCAGGCCAAAAAAGAAAGGGTGGGATATTGGATTATCGAATGGTCGAAACGGCGGAGGAGAAATACCCAACCCTATCAAGGAAATGTTCAGGGAAGAGGGGTCGCTCGGCAAGCATTCCGACAGAAGGGCTCCAAGGTTTTTGTGGCAATCCGACAATCAGACCCTCGCGGCATTTTTTGCCGCAGTTGTGGATGGCGACGGTTCGTTATGGAAATTTGATAGCAAGGTGGCATTTGGCGGCCACTTTGTAGATGCATCTGCTGAGATAAAAATACACGTTGGCGAAAGTGAAGGGTTGGCGTGGGATTACTACTGGTTGCTGCGCAAACTCGGAATAGCCGCATCAAGGGTGTTCTACGAAAAGGGCAACTGCTGGACGGTACGAATATGGAGAAGGGATGCCGTAACTGATCTTTTGAGTCTTATAGCGGAACGTCTCCGTCACCCGGACAAAAGGGCAAAAGCCAAAGATATTCTTTCGTGTGTGCGATTAGTCCGGCGCTGCAAATACGGTAACTCATGGACGGCCTGTATAAGCAAGGCTGATGCCGGTGAAATGGAAACATGGGATATCGAGACAGATAACCACCATTCGTTTTTTGCAAACGGATACCTCGTCCACAATTCTGGCAAGGACGATGTTTCGCTCCACTTCACGGCGACGGCGGCCATGCAGCAGGTCGGCAACTACTGGCACATGCTCCCCGAATACAAGCAGGCCCGAAAGGTCGTGTGGGATGCGGTGAACCCGAAGACGGGGAAACGCAGGATAGACGAGGCTTTCCCGGAGAGTATCCGCAAGGCGACCCGTAAGCACGACATGCAGATCGAGCTTATCAGCGGGTCCATCTGGCAGTTGGTGGGCAGCGATTCGTACAATGCATACGTCGGATCTCCTCCGAGGGGCATCGTGTTTTCCGAGTGGTCGCTGGCGAATCCGATGTGCTGGCCGTACCTCATGCCCATCCTTGAGGAGAATGGCGGGTGGGCCATCTGGATCTACACCATGCGCGGCAACAACCACGGGGCGCAGCTCCTCAGTTACGCGCAGAACCAGCCTGATTGGTTCGCCCAGAAGCTCACCGTCGAGGACACCCCCGTTTTCCAGAAGGATCAGCTTGAGCGCATCAAGGCGGAACTGATTGCCATGCACGGCGCGGAGCACGGGGAAGCCCTGTTCATGCAGGAATATTACTGCTCCTCCGAGGCGTCGGTGCTCGGTGCCATCTACGCAAAGCAGCTTGCAGCGGCGAGGAAGGACGGGCGCATCTGCAACGTCCCGCACGTAACCGGCTTCGAGGTCAACACCTTCTGGGATCTCGGCATGGATGATTCCACTACAATCTGGTTCATCCAGACCATCGGAAGGGAAAACCGCGTCATCGACTACTATGAGGCCACCGGCCAGGGGCTTGAGCACTACGCCAAGATCATCAAGGACAAGCCCTATGTCTACGGAACCCATTACATGCCCCACGATGCGGCTGTGCGCGAACTGGGTACGGGGGTGGCGAGGAAGACGACGGCGGAGAACCTCGGCATCAGGCCAATCAAGGTCGTGAAGAGGGCGAGGGATGCCCAGGCGATTCGCAACGGCATCGAGGCGGCGCGGAACGTCTTTTCCCAGTGCTGGTTCGACGAGAAGAAGTGCGCCCAGGGACTCGCGGCGCTCGAAGGCTACCACTACGAGTACGACGAAGAGGCCAAGAAGCTCAAGGATACGCCTGCCCACACATGGGAATCTCACGGCTCGGACGCATGGCGAACCTTTGCGGTCGGCTTCCAGCCAAAAATAATCCACAAGCCCGTCGGCGCAATCATGCGCGAACAGCAGTTCGTGGGCGGTTGGGGAAACTAAATGTCAAAGAAATCACTGGAGCAGAAGGAACGGGATTTTCTCGACACCGCCATGAAGCGTCTGAAGACGGGGGTTGACGCGGATTCCCACAACCGCAGGGAGGCCGTCGAAGACCTCAACTTCCTGAACGGGCAGCAGTGGGATGATGCCGAACTGAAGCGCAGGAAGGTGTCCGGCAGGCCAGCGCTCATGGTGAACCACCTGAACAAGTACGTGGATCAGATCGTGGGCGACATGCGGCAGAACCGCGCCAGGGTGAAGGTGCGCCCCGTAGACAGCCAGAGCAACGTGGCGGTTGCGAAGATCAGGTCTGGCCTCATCTCCAACATCGAATACGTGTCGAGCGCGGAGAATATCTATGACGCGGCGGGAACGTCCATGGTGGAGTGCGGCTACGGCGCATGGCGGGTGCTCACCCGCTACACCGAGGAAAACCCGTTCTTGCAGGAAGCCTACCTGGAGGGCATCCCGAACCCCCTCGTGGTCATCATGGACCCGGACGCCAAGGACTTCATGTACGCCGACGCGAAGTGGGGCTTCATCCTGCAAAAGATGCCGGAGGACGATTTCAAGAGGGAGTACCCCGGCAGGGATCTCCCCCCGGAATCACTGGGGACCGAGGAGGGGTTGGGGTACGAGCACTGGTACTCCGATTCCAGCGTTACGATTGCCGAGTATTTCATCCGGGAGAAGGTCAAGAAGACGATGTGCCTCATGGAGAACGGCGACGTTCTCACGAAGGAAGAGGCCGACGCGCTTGTGGCGGAATGGGAAGCGGGGAACGGCCTCACCCTCCCCGGAAACGAGACGCCTCCCCCGGTCATCAAGCAGGAGCGTGACGCCGAGACGTACCAGATCAAGCACTACAAGATAACCGCGTCTGAAATCCTGAACAAAAACGGAATAGACGGAGAGGTGTTCCCCGGAAAGTACATTCCGCTGGTCCTGGTGCGCGGCAAGACCCGGAACATCGAGGGGAAGACCTACGTGCGCGGCCTGATCCGTGAGGCGAAAGACCCGCAGCGCATAATCAACTACTGGGAAACCTCAAGCGCGGAGATCGTGGCCCTTGCCCCCAAGTCCCCGTGGATCGGGACGCCGAAGCAGTTTGAGGGGTTCGAGAACGACTATGCAAGCGCGAACGTCGAGAATTACCCCTTCCTGAAATACAACCCGGACCCGGACGCCCTCAATACCCCGCCAAGGAGGGTGGGGATGGGGGAGGTGCCTGTTGCCATCTTCTCCCAGGTGCAGAGGGCGAACGAAAATCTCAAGAGCGTTATCGGCATGTTCAACCGGGACGTTGGGGATGTCGGGCCGGAAGTGACCGGCAGGGCCATCATTGCCGCGCAGAAACCCGGCGACACGGCAACCTTCGTGTACCCGGACAATCTCTCCAAGGCTATTGCCCATTCCGGCAGGATCATCAACGAGATCATCCCGGAAATCTACGACACGGAACGGGATGTGCGGGTGCGCCACTTCGACGACACCGAATCGTTCGTTCCCATCAACACCACGGCACAAAGCGCGATCCAGGCCATGCAGAGCGACCCGGACAGGTACATGGGCATGGATGTGAAGGGGTTGCAGAACATGGTCAAGAAGGGCGGGGATGCCACCTTCAACGACATGACCGTGGGCAAGTACGATGTCGTTATCACCACGGGACCGTCCTACTCGACGGCGCGTCAGGAAGCGGCTGAGAACATGCTCCGGCTCGTCAATGCAGACCCAAGGATTATGGGTGTGGCGGGTGACATCGTGGTTCGCAACCTCGACTTCAAGGATGCGGATGAGCTTGAATCCAGGATGAGGAAGACGCTGCCCCCCGGCCTCGCAAAGCCGAAAGAGGGCGACGAGCCCCCGACCCCGCAGCCCCCTTCCCCGGAACAGCAGATCAAGATGGAAGAACTCAATCTTGCGAAACTTAAGACCGGGGCCGAGACGGAACGGCTCAAGATCCAGAAGACCAAACTCCTCAAGGAAGCGCAGGAAACCAAGGGCAACATCAGGAAGGAGATCCTTGCCGTCCTCTCAGAGCTTCACGCCCCGCACCACCCGGCAGACGACGTTATCGGGCAGGGCGGCGGCCAAGGCATATAGAATTGTCGGCAAAGTGGAGGATTAAGGAGACATTGCTTTACAGAGCGGGGCAGTAGCCCCGGACAAAAGGAGATTCACCGTGACAACCGAACCCGTTGTAGATCCAACGCAGGGCGAACCTGGGGCATCGCCAACCCCGACCAACGAACCTACAGGCGTAGAGCCTGCCGAGCCCGTAGCAGCAGGAGAACCGGGCGCTCCTGAACCAGAGCCGAAACCAACCGAGCCACCCAAGGGAGCGGAACCCTCCGGCGCTGAGAAAAGAATCAAGGAATTGGTTGCGAAGCACAGGGAAGCAGAAAGGGATGCGGCCTACTGGAAGGGTGTTGCAGAGGGTAAGGCACCAAAGCCCGACGCCGCACCAAAGCCCGACGCACCCGCAGGGAAACCCACCATCGAGCAGTTCGATTCATACGACGAATACGTGGAAGCCCTTGTGGATTGGAAGGCTGACCAGAAGGCGGCAGCGATCCAGGCCAAGAGCGAGGAAGAGAGAGCCAGGGAAACCTACAACCAGAAGAGGGCAACCCTGGAGGAGCGCATCACGGAGGCAGCGGAGGAAGACCCCGATCTGCTCACCTACTACCACGACAAAACGCTCCCCGTTTCCACGATCATGGCGGAGGTTTTTCTCGACAGCGAAGCGGATCTCCAGTTGAAGTTCATAAAGTTCTTCGGGGAGAACCGCAAGGAAGCCGCTCGTATCGCCAAACTGTCTCCTATCGCAGCCGTAAAGGAACTCGGCAAGATTGAGGACAAACTCCTCAATCCCCCTAAACCGGAACCAGCCAAAAAAATCAGCCAAGCCCCGGAGCCGATTTCGACCGTTGCAGCCAAAGGGAAGGTCGTAAACGCCCTAGAAGACGATGCAGACATCAGCGACTTCATGAGAGCGCGGAACAAGCAGCAGTACGGGAGCAAGGGCGCATAGGAGATTAGCGAGAAATGTCAAACACACTCATCACCCCGGTAAAGGTTTTGAGGGAAAGCCTCAGAATCCTGCACAACAACCTTGCCTTCACCAAGGGCGTCAATCGTGAATACTCGAAAGAGTTTGCCAATGAGGGCGCAAAGGTCGGCCAGACCATCAACGTGCGGAAGCCCAACAGGTACTACGTCAGCGACGGCGCGGCCCTCGACGTTCAGGACACGGTAGAAGAGTACGTCCCTGTAACACTGGACCACCAGTTCCATGTGGATGTGAACTTCACCTCCCGTGACCTCACCCTGTCGCTCGACGACTTCTCCAAGAGGATTCTTGAGCCTGCAATGGCGACCCTCGCGTCGAAGATCGACTATTCCGGTCTTGGCCGGTACATCGACGTTTACAACTGGGTCGGCACCCCCGGCACCAACCCCGGCACTTCGGGCGGCACGGGCCTTGCGATGTCCACCGCTCCCCAGGTGTTTCTCAATGCCGGTGCCGTTCTCGACTCGATGGCCGCTCCGAGGGACAACAACCGTTCGTGCATTCTCAACCCGTTTGCCCAGGCATCCTCTATTGCCGGTCTTTCCTCGCTGTTCCAGGATTCCGGCGCAATCGCAAGCCAGTACCGCAAAGGTATCATGGGCAGCGCTCTCGGTTTCGAGTTCGCCATGGATCAGAACGTCAACTCGTTCAGCACCGGCACCTATGCGGGAACTGCGGCCAACTTTGATGTGAACGGGGCGCAGGGTGATTCCACGACCGCCATTGAAACCCTCACCGCGAAGTGGACCTCCGACGGCAGCGGCACCCTTGAGGCTGGAACCGTCTTCGATATCGACGGCGTTTACAGTCTGAACCCCGAAACCGGGCAGTCCACCGGCCAGCTTCAGCCGTTCGTTGTCACCGAGGATGCCACCATCGACCAGACCACGTTCAACATCAAGATTTCTCCCCCGATCCTGTTCAATGCATCCGGTGTCACCGCGAAGGCCACCTGCTACAGTTCGACCGGGACCGTTGCGGACGGCTCACAGATCAACATCAGGAGCGGCGCTACGGCCACCAACTACAGCCAGAACCTCGCATACCACCGGGATGCCTTCACCCTGGCAACCGCCGACCTCATGATGCCGCAGGGCGTGGATTTCTCGGCCCGTGAGACTTACGACGGCATCTCCATGAGGATCGTCCGGCAGTACACCATCAATAACGACGCTCTGCCCTGCCGTATCGACGTTCTGTGTGGTTGGAAGACAACCAGACCGGAACTGGCTTGCCGCATCTTCGGGGCATAACGATAGGATAAAAGGAGAAAACGACAATGGCATCTTCAAACACTCCGGCATCAGAAGTAACCAGCAATAAGACCATCATCGGTGACGGCAACCCCGATGGCGCAAGCCTTGGGGGAGCCACCACCGACAAGGTATCCCTCTATGGTGTGACCCCGATTGCCCAGAGGTCGAGTTCGGCGCAGGCCGCAGTCGCCACCACCGCAATCACGGCCCCGGCGACAACCGGCTCCACCAGCACGACCCCTTACGGGTACACCTCGACCCAGGCCGACGCCATCACCGTGGCGGTATCCAGCCTTGTGACGAGGGTTGCGGCACAGACCACGCTCGTCAACGAGCTTCGTACGGCCCTTGTAAACCTTGGAGCCATCAAGGGCTCTGCGTAACAGGAACACGGAGGGGGGTCACACCCCCTCCCTTTTTGATGGTGATTGAATGATACCTTTGTGGCGAAAATGGTCTGCAATGATCGACGTAAACAATATGTGCGGCCACGACTGCACCTATTGCGTAAAGCATGTGAGGCACCTTCGGGACGACCAGCGGTTCCAGATTTCCGTAGACGAGTTCGAGAAGTGCCTCGACAGCCTGTGCGGTTGGCCGAACAAGATTGCCCTCACCGGGGGCGACCCGCTCACCCATCCCGAATTTGAAACGCTCTGCTCCCTTGTGAGCCGGTACGTTCCCAAGGACAAGGCGCTCATCTTCACTTCCCACAAGAAGCTCCATGCCAAGTACAAACCCCTCATCGACGCCACCTTTGGCGAGGTCTACGTCAACTACCACGACGAGAGCCAGCGTAGCGTGTGCCTGCACCAGCCCATGCTCCTCGCCGTGGGCGACATGGTGAAGGACGAGGCGGCGCGGGACCAACTGATACGCCACTGCTGGTGCAACCAGATGTGGAGCCCCATTGTCGGGAAGCACGGGGCCTTCTTCTGCGACTGCGCCCTCGGCCTGGACGTTGCCCTCGACATGGGGGGAGGCTGGCCCGTGGAGCGCGATTGGTGGAAGAGGGATTGGGACGAGTACCAGGATCAGGTGAAGCAGTATTGCTCCCTGTGCGGCATGTGCCTCCCGTACCCACAGCAGACCATTTCCGACCGTGTTGAAAAGATATCCATCGGCCTGTTCCAGCGGTTCGTGGAGAATGGGCTCAGGAAGCTGACGAACATGAATGTCATCATCGAACCCCTCACCACGGAGCAGGTCTTGGCGAATATGGATGGATGGGAGCCGTGGCATAACAGGCAGGATCGGGACACAGCGGAGGGACCGGAGTATGTCAACCCGTGTTGAAGTAGTGAGCGCATGGTACAACGAACAGGATCTCGCCCCGTTTTTCTTGAACCACTATCGGTATGCCGATACCATCCACATCCTCTATGACGAGGACACGGATGATGAAACCCTGAACATCATCGACAGGTACGACAACGTGCTGCTGCACCCGATTTTCTATCCCGACGGCATTGATTGGGAAACGAAGTCGAACACCGTGAACGCCCTCGCCATGGATTGCGACGCGGATTGGGTTATCGCCGTCGATGCAGACGAGTTCATCTGGCCCATCGACCACATTGACAACGTGAAGGAATGGCTTGCGGTCCAGGAGGGAAACCTCATAAGCGCGGCCCTCTTCACGGTCTACCGCCACTCCACGGAAGCCCCCCTTGACCCCGCGAACCCGTCAGTTTTCCAGAGGAGGCACGGAGATCCGCGTTTCGGCATCAGTTACGAGCAGACGGGATACATCAAGCCGTGCGTGGCGAAGCCGGAAACACAGGTCAAGTGGTCGTGCGGCATCCACTCGTATTTCCCCACGGACGCCATCAGGGAGAATAAGGAGCCAATGGTGGGAGCCCACTGGTGCATGGCCGACGCGGATATGGCGGTCAGGAGGCGGCTCGGCCAGATGAGGAGGCAGAGCCGGAACAATATCGAGAAGAACCACGGGTATCAGAACTTTCATATCACGGAAGAAGCCATCAGAAAGGAGTGCAATGAGCATGAATGCGACCCTCGACTGTTTTAGCGGATTGGAAAAGAAGCCCTCACCGGATGGGCGGAAGATCGCCATCTGTACCCCGTTCTACAACTACAGCGGAAACTCCAAGTATATCGCGTCCCTCTTCCAGACCACGTGGTTCCTTGCGCGGTACACGAATCTTGAGTTCGACTTCTGGGACATCAACGGGGACGCCTATGTGTGGAGGGCAAGGAATGCTTACGCGAAGAAGCTCCTCGAATCCGACTTTACCGAGATATTTTTCATAGACTCGGACGAGTCGTGGACCATCGAGGGCTTCCTGTCCATCCTCCTGCGGGACGTTCCCATTGTCGGGGCGGCCTACCCCTGCAAGAACAACTGGGATTTTTATTCCTGCCTCATCGACTGCGACGACAACGGGTATCCGGTGGTGACGCCCGACGGACTCATAGAGGCCAAGCGGGGCATTGTCCCCACGGGGTTTATGAAGATCAAGCGCGAGGTGTTCGAGAAGCTGGCCGAAACCTTCCCCGACAGCTACTACGACGGGACGGTGAACGAGAAGGTGGAGCGCACCATGAACTTCTTCGGGCATCTCCTTGAGGAGCACGTACCATATGGAGAAGATACCAGCTTCTGCGTAAGATGCAGAAGGGCGGGAATACCGCTGTACGTGGACCCGAACATCACCATTAACCACTACGGGATGAAGGCATGGACGGGAAATTACCACGACTACCTCATGCAGCAGCCAAGGCATGATGAGGCAAAAGGAGAAGCGTAATGGCATTTCGAGCATACCCGAAGATGATCTACCACGAAGACGGGAGCAGGAAGGCTGTTCTCAATGAGGACGAGTACGAGGCGCATCTCAGGAAGGGGTGGAGTGCGCGCCCCGTAACCATGTCCGAAGCGACACTGCTCAAGGGTAAGATAGACAAGATGGAAGAGGAGTTGCGTGTCCTGAAGATGAAACTGGCCGCCATCGAGAACGTCAACGATGTGGTGGTGGAAGCGCCCTCGCCCGAACCGGAGCAGGCGGAAGAGGTCTTCCCGGTGATGGGAAAGAGAAAGCCAAGGACCGCGAATCGGAGGTAGATAGATGAGCCTCACGGCACAGGATTTCATCGTCGATGCATTGAGCCTCGTCGGGGCCACCATGATGGATCAGACCCCGCCAGCGTGGGAGATGAGTAAGGCGCTCCGTACCCTGAACCTCATGCTCAATTCGTGGTCTGCCCAGAAGCTCATGGTTCGCGCCATGACGGAGGAGCACTTCACGCTCACGGTCAGCAAGGGGGTATACACCATCGGTCTATCGGCATCTTACGATGTAAACTCGGCAAAGCCCCTGAAGATCGACAGTGCGTTCATCCGTGACGGCAGCGACGACTACCCGCTCACCATCATAGAAAAGTCTCTCTACGATGGCTTTGGAGACAAGACAACGACCGGGACACCCGAATACCTTGCCTATGACCCTGGAGCCGCACAGCAGACCACACAGAAGGGAACGATATACCTCTACCATGAACCGGCAACGGCGCACGACCTGTATATCTTCAGCCAGAAGTTTTTGACCGAATTTGCAACCCTCACCGATGCGTTCACCTTCGAGCCGCAGTACGGGGAGGCGATCAAGTACAACCTTGCGATCAGGCTGTGGCCGTTCTACCGGAAGCCGGGGGAACTGATACCCCCGTCGATTCTGGACCCGGCGGCAGAGGGCATGAGGATCATCCGTGCGCTGAACTCGACGCAGGTTCGGTGCAAGGTAGACATCCCCGGCATGGGCGGGGGATACGACATCAACACGGACGGGTAAGCCATGAAACTCGACTTTCTAGGCTCGACAGACCCGGACAGAAGCTACAACATCAGCAGCGACCGCACCGTGAACTTCTACCCATGCGTTCACAAGCAGGGGAGCAAGGCCACCGTAACGCTTGCGGGTACGCCGGGAACCGAAGTCTTCTCCACGATAGGCAACACGCCCGTCCGGGGGATGCACCCATTCAATGGGGTTCTGTTCGCCGTGGCAGGAGGGTCTTTGTACTCCATCGCCACGGACGGAACCGTGTCGGCCTCCCTCGGCACCCTAGACACATCGAGCGGGACCGTATCCATGAGGAACAACGGCCTTACCGTTTCGGGCATAGGGGGCAACCAGCTTGCCATTGCAGACGGGACGGCTACCTACATCTACGATGTGAGCGCGGCCTCCTTCACGAAGGTATCGAACGCCTGCGATATGCTCACCTACATCGACGGGTATTTCGTGGGAGTCATTCCCAACAGCATGTCGTACAATGTGTCCAACCTGTATAACGGCACCACGGGGCAATGGAACGCCCTCGCCACCTCCCCCGTGAGCGCGTCGCCGGATCTCCTCAAAGCCGTGGAGAATCTGCACCAGCAGTTATGGCTCATCAAGCAGACGAGCACGGAGGTCTGGTATGATGCGGGTATTGCAACCTCTGTCGGCTCTCCCTTCCTGCGAATATCGGGCGCGGTCATAGACTACGGCACGAACGCCCCGTGGAGCGTTGCCAGGGGGGATAACAGCATGTTTTTCCTCGCGTGGCAGAAGTCGGGCGACTCCTCTGAGATGGTGGGTATCGCACGGATAAACGGCTACACCCCGGAAATTATCTCTCCGCCTTCCATCAATTACCAGGTCAGCCACATGACCACCGTAACGGACGCCATAGGGTACTGCTACAGTGATGAGGGCCACACGTTCTATGTGATAACCTTCCCGACCGGCGATGCTACCTATGTGTACGACACCACCACGGGTCTGTGGCATGAGAGATCGACCTACAAGGAGCCTTACGCGATAGGCCGCCATGTGGGAAACTGCTACGCCTATTTCAATGGCAAGCACCTCGTCGGGGATTGGCAGACCGGGAACATCTACACCATGAGCACGACCATCTACGAGGACAACGAGCAGCCCATCGTGAGCGTCCGTCGGGGTCAGGTCATATTCGATTCCGACAGCTTTGACAACGTGTTCATCAACCGCCTCATCATCGACGCGGAAACAGGGGTGGGCGACCTTGGGGAATCCACACAGACCGGCCTCAACCCCCAGGCGTCCCTTTCCTGGTCCGACGATGGGGGGCATAACTGGTCCGGCGAGTACCCGTCCTCCCTCGGCAAGATAGGCGAATATGGCAAGGTGCTCTACTGGAACCAGCTTGGATACACGAGGCAGGGCAGGGTGTTCCAACTCACCGTGTCCGACCCGATAAAGAAGACGCTGATCGGCGCATATGCCGAAGTCTCTCAATAAGGAGAACCCATGAATCTCGTAGACATGAAACTGCCCCAAAAAGACAAAAAGGACACGGTTAACGCTCCCGTTGCTTACGAGGAGAAAGAAGAATATCCCTACTCGCTTCGTATCCGACTAGAGAAGGAACAGCTTGAAAAGCTGGCAATATTTGAACTCCTTGATGTCGATGCAACGGTGGACATCTCGGCCAAGGGTATCGTCATAGGGAAACGCTCAAACGAGATGCGGGACGGCAAGGATATCTCCCTTGAGATCCAGATCAAATCAATAGGCGTTGAGCCAGAGAAGCCCCTTGATGAAACCGATGTAAACGACTTCATGGCGCGCAGGAATAAGAGGTAGCCCATGCGAACCCAGGCCCCGACGAACAAGCCCATTATCCACGATGACCCCAGTGCCACCATCACAGCCCCGGCATGGATCGAATGGTATCAGAGGGCCTACGATTACTACGATCAGGTGGGAAAGTGGGTGGACCCGTATTGGACGAGCTTCGGGAAGATTGCTCCAGCGGCTCCGGTGACGGGGTTGCTGGCTTATGCGGACGGGACTGCGTGGGACCCCGCAGGAGATGGAACGGTCGGCTATTTCCGCTGGTCGGGGTCGGCATGGGTGAGTGTCGGGTAACAGCATATAGGAAAAAGCAAATCTTGCCCCCATACTACGGGAATGATCGTGAGGAAGGGGACGGCAGAAGACTTGGCCGGGGTCGGAAGCCTCTGGCTTTCACTGATTGACGAGGTTTTCCCCGGAAGAAACCCCGACATCCATTACTGGGTCAACTTCACATCCGACCTCCTCGCAAATTGCCCCGAATACTCACTGTTCGTCGCAGAGGAGGGCGGGAAGATCATAGGCTTCACCGATTTCATCATCCAGTACGACCCGACATTCAGCAAGAAGATACTCAACTCGTTCCAGACATATGTGCTCCCCCCGTTCAGGAACACCGGGGCAACGAAGGCGCTGTGGTCGGAAGTGGTGAGCGGTGCGAAGGCGAACGACTGCCCGACGATATTCTTCTCAACGGCACCCAAACTCTACGAATACTGGACACATCTTGCCGGGGCTGAACTCTCCGAAGTCAGTATGGTTATCGACCCATATTCACTCAAAGAGGTATAATAATGGGAACAGCAAAAAAGATAGTTAATAATTTTACGGGACGATCTCAGGAGAAGGCATACAGTAAGGCAGCCTCCACACAGTCAGATGCCGCCAAATATGCCGCAGACCTTGCATACAAGCAGTTTCAGGAGAACAAACAGACTCTTTCTCCGTGGGTAAACGCTGGCGGAAAGACCCTGAACTCGCTCTCTTCCGCAATGTCCCCCGGCGGTTCCCTGTACGACACCAGTTTTACGGCAGAAGATTTTGAGGAGTTCAAAGACCCGTCCTATGATTGGCGGGTACAGCAGGGGCAGAACGCTCTTGCAGCGCAGGCGGCAGCAGCGGGAAATTACGGTTCCGGCAACATGGGAACGGCCCTCATCGACTATGGGCAGAACGCGGCCTCCCAGGAGTACCAGAACGCCTACAACAGATACAACAACGCGCAGAGCACCCTCTATGACAGGCTTTACAATCTCTCCTCCATGGGGAGCAACGCGGCATCCGGGGTGGCGAACCTGGGGAGCAACACGGCTTCCCAGATGGGTGAGTATGCCACGCAGGGAGCAAACGCCCTTGCAAGCGGCATGACAAATGCGGCCAATGCCCAGGCTGGCGCATACAACAATCTCCTCAATCAAGGCATGAGCGCGGCGGCTCTTTTTGCCCTGCTGTAAGGTGGTGTACGGATGCCGATAGTTCCCATCCAATACCAGGAGACAACGCAGTTTCAGCCAACATCCAATTTCCTCGCGGTCATGAAGATGAAGCAGGACATAGACAACTCCAAGGCCGCTCTTGAGGAGGCGAAACTCAGGAACCGCCTTATGGATATGCAACTCAAGGAGGCGGAAACCGGCAAGAAATTCAAGGATGAGGTAGCCAATTCCTTGCTCGTGCCACAAACATCAAGAAACGTGTCACTCACGGGACCGAGCCAGCTTACCCAGGTTCCTCTCGCTTCCCCCGGAGGTGTTCTGGGTGCAGGACAGAGAACGCCGAGCGGAGGCATCAGCGAGAACACCCCTGCGGCCCCTGCTGTCCCCGGCGAGAAGGTTGCCCTCCCTCCCATGACCCCTGAACAGTACGCATCCCCTGAGATGCAGGAGGTTCTTAATAGTCCCGCTTTCACGGCAGACGTTCAGGACAAGTCCACTATCCCCCTGCTTGAGCGGGGAAAAGCGTTTGGTCTGAGTGAGGCCGTCCTGCGGCAGAACCCGGCGGCGGCCCTCGACTTCATCGAGAAGAAGGAAGCCGAGCAGCAGGCCCTCATGGACAAGAAGATCAACATGATAAAGGACATCAACACCGTCAACCCGAACATGGCCGCAAACCTCTGGAACAGCGACCCCGTGCTGTCGAAGCAAGGGAAGATGGAGGTTGCCGCGAATGGAGAGGTACAGGAAGTCAAAGTTGACGGCGAGGTCATAGGCTACAACATCAGGAAGCCCGACGGGAAATATGAGTACCGGGATGCAGGAAACAACACCGTCAACGACTTCAAGACGTTTTACAAGGGCTACAAGCAGGAGCATCCAGGGGCTACCGATGCGCAGGTGAGCCGCGCATGGCACGCCATGAAGATGGACGAGAGCAAGCAGAGGATGCAGTTCAGCGTAACCGTGGCCGGTGAGAAGGATAAGGCCCGAACACAGAGCCAGGGTTCTTTCTCGTCATGGACCCCCGAAGATAAGGCTTTCTGGTTTGACCAGCAGATAGCCACTGGCGCACCAACGGTACGGTTCGGGTTTGGCGACCGGAAGAGTTGGAACGACTACAACAAGGAGTTTGCTGCTTACGCCAGAGATCAGGGTGTCACTGGAGAAGATCAGGTTGTTGCCAAGGCCGATTATAAGGGGCTCACCTCTTCCTTGGCGCAGCAGCAGAAGAACGCAGGCATGATGGGTAGTTTCGTCAGCAACCTCAACAAGCAGGTTGATCGGGTGGACGCCGTAGGAAACGATATCGTCAAGCGTGTCGGTGTCCGAGCCCTTGATATGCCGATCAGGAAACTGAAAACGGAGTTCATTGGCAGCGGGAACGAAAACATACTTGCCGCATACACCGTGGAAATAAGCAACGAAATAGGCAAACTCTCCACGGGGTCGGCGGCATCCATCCGAGAGCTTTCCGTGGAGGCGCAGGCTCGTTGGGCTAAGATCCACGACCCGAATCTTTCCCTGCGTCAACTTGAGATCATCCTCAATGAGACAAAGGCCATGGGCAACATGAGGATGGAGAGTGTGAACGAAGAGATACAGCGCACCAAGGAGTTACTGAGGGGCAAAAAAGGATCGAACTCGTCGGCCCAAGGTTCTGCGAAACCCAAGGTCGATCTAAGCAAATTCTGGAAGAAGTAGATGCCATACGATCTTGCATCAGCAAGGAAAACAGGAGCGTCGGACGCACAGATAGCCGAACACCTCGCGAGTACGTTCGGCTACGATATCGGTGCGGCGCGAAAGAGCGGCGCGACTGATTCCCAGATTGCGGAGTTCCTGTCGAAGAACGACAAGCCTTCACAGAAAACCTACGACCCGACGCAGGGCATGTCCACCACGCAGAAGGTATTGGCCGGTATCGGCAAGGGCATGGTTGATATTGGCCGAGGGGGATTCCAACGACTGCTTGAGGTGGCCGGTGATCCCCAGGTAGCAGAGACGTACAGGAAGACGGTCATTGAGCCAGCAAAAAAGCGTGATGCGGCTCTCATGGGAACCAAGTCGGGCCGGGCCGGGAACCTCATCGGCCAGGCCGCTGTTACAGCCCCGATTCCGGGCGGTGTAGGTGGAAAATTCCTTACAAGGGCCGCTACCTCTGCTCTTGCGGGGGGTGCGGTTGGGGCCATGCAACCCACTACAGAGAAAGAGAGCGCTACGAGCAATGCCCTGATAGGCGCAAGTCTCGGCGCTGGCGGATCTGCCGCTCTTTCCGGCATAGGAAAGACCGTAAACGCATTCAAGCAGCCCGTGAAGAATGCCACACAGAACCTTGCAAACAGGTTTGGAATCAGGACTACGCTCGGAGAGGTGACGGGCAACCCCCACATCGAACACGCCGAGACGTTGCTGGAGAAGGTTCCCGTTCTTGGTCTTCGCGGCTACAGGAAGAAGCAGAACGATGAGGCGCAGGCTGCGGCAAAGACGTTCTTCTCCAAATACATAATCGACCCGACAGCAGACACCACATCCGACATGAAGGTTGCGAACGACACACACATCGACGCCCTTTATGAGTCGATGAAGAAGGCGGCGAGGAAAGACCTTCCATCCGTCCCCGCGCCAACCGTAAAAAAGGCATCGTCCGATCTGCAAGAGAGGTTCCCATCCGTCTTCGAGAGCATCCAGGACACCCACCTGAAGAAGATCCTGAAAAACATAACCGGGGATGTTATCGACAAGACCCACAAGACCGGGATACTCGATGCGTCCGGTAAGGAGATAACCCGCAAAGTCACCCCTGAGTTCTCCTTCGATGATCTTTGGGCTCTCCGTAAGGGAATCGGGAAGGAGATGAAAAAGAGCCTGCGGGAAGGGAACGACACGGCTCATGGCGCGTATTCAGCCATTTATGAGGCTGTATCGAGGGACATGGACACCATGTTCGCTTCCTCAAAAACCGGTGTTGGGAAAGAATTCAGAGAGGCAAACGAGGCGTTCAAGCAGTACAGCCTCAAATTCGATGCCATCCGCAAGGCATATGATAAAGCTGCCGGTACAACCGGGGCGGGGGAGATATTTAGCCCGAAGAAGTTTTCCACGGAGTTGAAGAATCTGGCGAACAACCCCGACTACAAGAAGAACGTAAAGTGGTCGGCCAATGAAATCGAGGAAATGACCGGCCTCGCCAATATCCTTCAGACCGTCAAGAGGGCGGGGCAGTACAAGGAGAACCCCCCCACGGGTAACAGGCTCGGTATGCCGATAGCCGCAGAGGTTGCAGGTGTCGCGGGTGTCGCGAAGGCTGTTCCCTATCTGGTTGTAGCGAGATTCTTGAGCGGGACCGAGGCGGGAAAGAGACTCGCCCTCGCTGCATCCAAGATAGACCCTAAGAGTCCCGCCATGAAAGGCGTTATGGCGATGGTATATCAGCAGGCGGCCAAGATGCCTGCTATTGCAGCGACAGGAGAGTAATCTATGCCCCAAACCTCCCTCATGCCCCCCATCAAGACACAGTTCCTCGACAGCAACGGGAATCCCGCATCCGGGGGCAAGGTCTACACCTGGATGGCCGGAACGAACAACACGGCCAAGGCCACCTATACCGACAGCACGGGGGCGACAGAGAACGCGAACCCCGTAACCCTTGATACCAATGGCAGGGCCGCTATCTGGCTCTCAGGGTACTACCACATTCAGGCGTATGATTCCGCAGGCAACCTCATTGCCGATGCGGACAACGTGTCCTCCATGCCGAACACTACGCTCACGCAGTCGCAGTGGGTGTCACAGAATATCGTCCTCACCTATATCGACGCTGACCAGTTCTCGACCCCCGGCGTTCTCACCAGCACATTCGCCACAGGTCAGAGGGTGAAGGTCACGGTGTCGGCGGGTGATCTTTACGGAACGGTGTCAACATCGACTTCCGGC